TGCTTAATCTGAGTGTGTTTGGATCGGTATGATTCCACCACCAAACTTTTATATATTGCGAATATTCTGCAACATCCCGGCCTGCGGCCCTAAGGATGCTGGCGGTGTAATCGTGTTGATTCATTTGGCAAGTATGGTAGAATAGCTTGATAATATTCAGGAAATACTTCACCAAATGATTGAGATCTAATTTGATCAAGTACTTGTACTTCTTGCCAAAATCTAGGCCACCAAATATCGCATCCAGGTATGGTATGATTTAGTAAACTTACTAAATTTTGGCAATGTTGATTTACGGCAAGTCTATCAGCTAATAATTTCCTAATTTCCAACGGCAGATGACGCATATCATATTGTTCAGGGCCGTAAACCACATTGACTGTGACAGGAATTCCAAATTTAGATAATTCATTGGTAATTTGATCAGCATACCAAATATTATATATGCTAACCGTAAAACAAATGTTAACTGATATATTAGAATATTGGTTACTTAAATCAATATATTTTTGTAAATTGATGTATAACTGATCAACATTGACTTGATGTCTGATATATTTTAATTGTTTTGGTATATGTGAATCGATACTTACTGCAATTTGTACTTCTTTAAACTTGGGTAATAAATTGACATATTCCTGATTCCAAATCGTCCCGTTTGTGTGGATTTGTATTTTTGTATTAGATACGTCGGCCTGTAATAGTCCGTCCCACATTGCAGGAGCAAGCATTGGCTCTCCACCATATACATCTAAAAATACCAAGCCTGGGATCCATTGTCTGAATGTATTCCATATTTCTAAATTTTGTTTTCCGAGACCTAAACGTATACTTTCAAATCGTCCTGTATAATCTTTTAAAGAACCATCAAACTTTTTTAATTCTGTGTCTAACTTGTAAAAATCTTGATATAATGTTGTGCTGGTACTCGGTTGGCACGTTCTACAACCCGTGTTACAAGTATTAGTTGGCTTTAGAATGAATATTCTAGGTTGGTATGCCAATGGTTCTACTGTTTCTAGAATTTCATTGAACATTTGACGCATAGATTGAGTCCCAGCATCTTCGTCATTCCAGCAGGCCTGACAACTAGGAATTCTTTTCCCGTGATCTAACGCGGTAGTTACTAGCTTGCGTGTGGGACTGCGCCACATACGATCAAGACCGGCTTCGTGTAAATATAATTTATTTCTTTTACCATCTTCGAAGCTTTGTGTGTTTTTATTACAAACACAAACGTCTCCTTCGTTTTGTACTGCTAACGAAACGTGTGATAATTTACAGTATGTTGATGACCGTGTAATGCTCATCAAGGGCGATAAATAGTTTCACCTTGTTTCATTAGGACCACGGTGAATTTGTCGGTCTTAAAAAGGGCGTTGAGTTTTTTGGCTAGATTGATAGCATGCCCGCTATTACTAAAACTTACCTTTTTGTATTTGGGACCAGGATAAGCAACCAACATGTTAGAGCTCTTGAGATTGATTGGTTTGTTGTCGTAGAAAACTGCCCAAATTCCTTCGCTGCTGAGAACTTGATCGCTTTTGTAGTTAGATTTATTAACGTGTTCTAACAATACTGTGGGTTTAGGTCTAGACATACTTGAGTTCCTTGACTATATATTTATGCTAAAATATGGGTAGTTTAAGTTAAAAACCGCCGCCGTCAAGGCCGATGTTTGTGGGCTGCTCGGGTTCTCTTGTGTTTTGCATTTCTGCTAGATTGGCCAACAGATTAAATATGTCCGCATGCAGGTTTCTTGCTTCTTCTGCACTGAGACTCAATTGTTTGCTGCCAGTCTGGTTCATGACCTTTACACGGTCATTAAAATTTTTAACTGCCAAACTTAATTTTTGCATAGTGTTCTTTCATGGCCTCTTTGGTTTCGAATGGCCCTTGGAATTGGTATCTACTCAAAGTAATGTTCTTGGGACAATAGTGTTCGGACCAAGTACCGTTGAGTTTGATTAGGTAGTATCCGGCACAGAACAAACTTTTACTTTTTGCAGTCTTGCTATAAATGGGCAAGCGTCTTTGGACATCCCATACTTCATTGTAAAACTTGCCCGACACCGGATAACCATAAACTGTTCGACCGTGTTCTTTTTTGGCCTTGTCCGCAGATCCGAACTTGATATTGTATTTCTGTTTGAGATTTTTTACACTGGCAAAAAATTCTCGTTGTTCGTCATGCACATATACAAACCCGCCATCAGCTCTGGCCTGGATGGTAGCAATCTTTTGGCCGTGATCTTCTACAACCCAAAATTTATTTTTAATTACTGGTTTAGCTACTCGTTCGGTCATGTTTTTGCCAGTGTGTGATGTGTAACAATTTTTCCAAGTTCTTGTCCAAGATCTTGTGTATCGCCAATTACATACATACTATCATCATTGCCATATCCCTGTGATACTCTAACTACATATCCGCCGTGAGCGGTATGTACGTCAAATGTGATTTTTTTGTTAGGTAATTTTTTCTCACCCATGCCATATGTTCCGCTTAGATCAATTTGCGATATTTGCGCAGCCGTGATAGGTGCAACCGACGCTGCCATTGTGTAATTACTCATAGTTTCATTTGCTCCAACATGATTGCATGTGCCACTTGTCGGGCAAAATCTTCATCGTCGTGAATCATGTACAGTGTGCCTTCGGTACGATCGGTTTTGGGATTATAATTACGAGATTCGAGAATATGACCACCCACTGCTTGATACAAACAAAAGTTCATACCATTTTGTGCCGGTGCCGATCTATCTCTTTCTACTACCGTGGCTCGACTCATTTTAATTTCGTCTTCCTCATCGAGCCAACGGCGTAATTTTCTTCGTAACCAGTTCATTGTTTTTCTTCCTCCATGCATAACATCTTCATGATTTCAAACTTGTCATTTAAATCTTTCAAACCAGGGTGTCGAGCCATTAGATCCTTTAGTTGTGCGTCTTGTTGCATTTTGTCACGTGCCCATTCTAATATTTTTGTTGTTTCTGTGGTCAAATTTATTGTGACAGTGTTGGCTAACACATGCCAGGTGAGACCATTATAAACTTCTACTTCACCGTTGTTTGGATTGTATCTCAAAGCACCGGCACTCAAAGCACCCGGACTGAATTGATGTTGCGCCGGCGAATACGATTGATGTATTGCAAAATAATCTTGGTTACTGTGAATATTTTTAATCATATGTAATCCGCAGTTAAAAATGTTACTGTAAATCCAATTATCAAATAAATCATTGCATGTAAGAATTGATCCAGCCCAATCCATAACCAAAAGGCATTTGAATCCACACTCAAACGCACTGTGGCTCTGCGATGCATGTAGTCAAAAATATAGTGCATAACACTGTCAAATACTGCAATTATTATGCAGGCCTGGATGTTTAAAAAGTGCATGAGTATCACATAAGTGAGAGCACCATGCAGTCCCGCATGTTGAAGGCCACCCAATCTACCCAGGTGACCTTTGTCCTTAATCATACGATCACTTTGCCAACAGAAGTCTGCTAGAAAGTGTTTAAAAAACAACAAGGCCAATATTAGCCAAGTTATCATCTGGGATACTCCGCACCTAAAAATTCACTGAAACTGGAACTTTGTTCGCTCAGTCTATTCAGCTCATACTTGCCACAAAACTTCAAGAATTGTGCGCCCACCATTGGCCTACTCTTCTTTACTGCACCTGCTGTTATAGTTTCTGCGATCTTGGCTTTGACTTCTTGAGGCTGTGCAGTAAGATCCACTAGCACTCGATTGCGTTCGTAGTCGTCTATCACTCGATGTTCCACACCGTTGTGATCGGTCCATCTTTGAAGCATAAGGTTATTCCAAGCATATCCTTTTTTATGTTTGTCAGCAAAAGCTTCAGTGAGACCAATTTTGTTCTTCGAGCCCTTGGTCCTGACACCCGGATATGCGGAAAAAATATTATCTGTTGGATCTCCGCGCATACACTTCTCAAACAGGATCCATTGCGGATCAGGTATGACTTTGGGTTCTTTGGTTTTCTTATCAATTACCAATTTGCCTTTTTTGTCTAAGATACCTGCCAACGTGTGTAGTTCATCGGCAACACCGTTGTATTGCTCGACATTCGGCGCCAATAGCTGGTAGAAATCGGTGTCGGAAGATATAATAACGTGATGGTCATTAGGGTGTGCGTGTATGAATCCTGCAATAAGATCATCTGCTTCAAGCTCTGGATGTTGAAGAACTGTGCAATTAGTCTTTTCTGACAGGAACGTTTTAAGGTTATCAAACGCTTCCCAAAAAAGTCGGTCCTCTTCCTGTTCGGCTTCAGTGAGGGCTGCACGAGCGACTGCACGATTCTTTTTGTACGGCTCATAGAAATCTTTTCGCCAACTTCGTCCCTCCAAACAGAATACCACATGATCGGCTTTCTGATCCCGCCAAGCCTTATTAACCGAACCAAGGGTAACATGGATAGCGAATCCTAATCTATCCCATGTG